ACCTCGAAGGCGGCATAGCCCGAGCCACCGTTCGTCACCGAAACGGCGCTGAGAGCGCCAGCCGTCACTCCCGTCACTTCGCCGGTGGCAGTAGAGCCTGCGGGGTCAGACGGCGGGCTGATCGTGAGCGTTATGACCGGCGTGAGGCGGCACATGCGAATGGACATCGACGCGAGAGCCGTCAGGCAGGCACCGGTTTCGAGGTCCGGGCCGGAGCCGCGATACGTGACGGGGATAAAACCCCCCCAACTCAGACAGTTGCAACCGTCCGGCGAAAACTCCGCAGTGAACGTGCCATTCATGTCGTCCATCTTGTATGACCCCCACCCGGCGGGACGAAAGCTGCTGCCCCCAAACAAGACCTGCGGGGTGAGGTCAACGTCGTCGCATTCCGGCGCGAACCCGCCGCCAGGAGGCGGCTGCGCGGAGTTCACTGAGCGAACCGTGTAGCCATTGGGCACGCCAGAAATGGTCACGTTGAGAAATCGCGGCCAGTCGCACGACCCGCAGCAATAGATCTCCGACGCCGCCAAGCCGCGCGCGCGAACAAGCAGGCTGTTGTTGTACGTGTACAGCGGCATGACTAAGTCCCGGAGCCCCCCTCTGGCGGCGGGTCCGGCTCAAATCCAGGGGGGTAGTACGGCGGGCATTGATCAACTGGGATCACGACGGGGTCAAGCGGGGACTCGGCGAGCACGTACAGGCGGGCACGAGAAAAAACCAGTCCATTGGACTCGAGCGAAACGTCCGTCAAGACCTCAACGGGCCACGAGCGCCACTTAAGGCACGGCTCCGCGCCCTCATCGCTCGTCTCGTACGACAGGGCCGACGGAGCGTCGGCAGCGAATCCGTCCAGCAGGTCCACCGTTAGGCCGTTGAGCGAGTTGAAGGCCGTGCATTCTGTGGCGTTCTGGATCTCGATGGCCACGTACTCGACTTCGGGCTCATGAACTCCGTCGGGTTCTTTCTCTACGAGCTCGCCGTTGACGTCGAACACCGGGCCTTCGGTCACCTTCGGCTGTGGGTCGTCCAGCCGAGTCGCATCTGGCACCTCCTCCTCCGGGTCTTCGGGCTCCGGAGGAACCACACTCTCGGTCCTGGCGGCGAACAGGACGTACTTCTCGCCCGGAGTGTCCGCGATGGCGTGCGTGTAGTTCCAGACATCGACCTTGAGGCCGGACTCTGGCCAAACCTGCGTGATTTCCTTGGACTCGCCGATCGGCCAGTCATCCTCAAACGTCCCGATCCGGTACGTGTTGAAGTAGCTGTGCGACTCCCCTCGCGACTCGAAGACGGGAATGATTCGGCGGCGGCCCCGCAGGCCCCGTTCGTCGTCGATGATGTCCGTGACTACAGGCCGTTCCTCGACGGGGATGGTGTCCACTTCTTTCTTCTGCTGATCCCACGCCTTGATGCGTTCGTAGGTGACCTCGAGCCCCTTGCCTGTGACGTACTCGATCTTGGTGACGACGTTGTAGTCCGAGCGGTTCAGCAACTGGAGGTTCCAGAGAACCTCCCGGCCTGTCTCCTGGACGTCCATTCGGGCGGTGCCGTCGTTCTGGCCGACCTGAGCGCGGGGCGCCTTTCCTACAAGACGATTGCCCTGTGAGTCCAGCATGGCAATCGGCAGGCCCGCTACAGGCCGGGCCGCCACGACGTTGTTGACGTTGACCTGCGCCGCCTGACCATTGCCAGCAATGTCTGTGAGCGAGCCCGGAGCAACGCGGAAGTTGGCGTCCGTCTGTTGCGGCACAATGACGGGAACCACGTTCGGCTCAGGTTGCTTTTCCTGCCGCTCCTCCGAGTTGGCCGTACGCTGCGGACGATGGTCTGGGTCGCCCTCGCGGAAGTCCAGGTGCGGGAATCGCTGCGTCCGCTTGTCCGGGTCCACGAACCGCAGGTCGTCTGGAGTGCTATCCACCTCCACCGGCCCGGCGTGGTACATCCCCTGGCTGCTGTTGCCCAAGATGCTGGCAATCTGCGTGGCAGCATCGGGCGTCAGGCCCGCCGCGAGGAGAGCATTGCGCAACTGCTGCCGCTGGTTGCTGAATCCGGCCATGCGACTACCCCTTCTCGGCGGTGCCGTAGATGTCGAGGGCGTAGATCACGACCGGCTGGGCGTTCTTGCGGGCACCGACCAGCTCCACCGCTACGTGGCGGTCTGAGGACTGGATGTCGTCCAGGCTGCGGCTGGCAAACACAGCCTTCGCCACCCCGCTGTCGTAGCCGGTCTTGGTGGTCTGGGCGGCCATGTCCAGCCGGGACGCGCCGTCCACCGTGTTGGCCACAAAGCCCACGCCTCGATTGCGGTAGGCCACGTTGGGCCGGGCGTGCTGGGAGTTGTTGTAGTACAGCCGAGCCGCGATGTCGCAGCGGGCAGGCTGGGGCCGGTACGTCAGGCTGATGTCGCGAGGCTGCACCGAACCGCCTGTCTTCGAGGTGGCGTCGGTCGGGAACGCACGGTTGCCGGTCTTGTACCGGTACACGGGAAACATGGCCGTGTTGCTGGCGTTGGTCGTGGCCGTGAACGTAGCGGTCGCCTGGACTGGGGCAGCGCAGTTGGGGTCGTCCGGTGCCGAGATCGTCAGCGAGCCGCTGGTGTACCCATGCCCCGAGTGCATAATCCAGATGCCGCTGACCTGTCCGCTGGCATTGATGGCCGCCTGGAGCTCGCCGCCCACACCGCCAGCGACCGTCACGGTCGGAGGCGTGCGGTATCCCGCCCCCTTGTTGGTGATGGTGACGGTGGAGATCGCTCCGCGAGCCGCATCCAGGTGGCCCTCGCCCAGCAGGAAGGCGCCGCCCTGAGCGCCGTACACGCAGCGATAGTCACCGTTCGACAGCGGCAGCGTGGTGCCAGCCGAGATGCGATGCGGGTAGCGCTCGACCCACCACGTGCCCGTGCTGATGGAGTAGCACAACGCACGGGTCGGATAGCCCGTCGAGCCGTCGGCCTTGAAGGCCACGAACACCCGCACCACCTTGCGCACGGCGTCTACCAAAACGAAGTTCCAGGCGGCGTTGGCCCAGTCCAGTTGCGTGCGGACGATGTCGTTGATGGGGGAAGAGATGTCCTGGAGCTCCCCTTGCGGCGAGATGGAGTACACGCCGTACTGGTCCAGCACGTAGCACACGCCCTCGTGGATGTCCCAGCACCGCTGCCCCAGGCACCCCCTGTTGGCGATGGGCGAGACGTCTGCGTCCCGGAGCGGCTGCTTGCTGAACGACAGCGAGTAGGCGTGCCGAGACTGCATGACGAGCATTGAGCCGCCAAACGGCACCAACGCCGTAACAGCATCTCCGTCTCGGGCGTTCTGTTGGAGGACAAGCTCATTGACGTCAGGCACGCTCTCCGGCTCGTCCACTTCCGAGAAGTAGATCGAGTTGGGCTCCGAGCCCCCCGTGTCCACGCCGTACCAGAAGCGGTCCTGGTAGCGAACCACAATGGCCTTGTTGTTCGGCGGCGGGGTAAAGCGATTGGCGTTCAGCTCGCCGTTGGGCAGCACGATCGGCATGGCGGCGTACCCAGCCCGCTTGGGATCGCGAACCTCCTCGTCGGTCAGATCATCCACCAGCGACACGCCCGTGCCGACGCGATACAAGGTCATCGCCTGGTTGCCGGTCGTGCGCCACAGTTCCACCGTCAGGGTGCGGCCGTCAGTGTTTGATGGTGCAGTGGCCGTCCAGGTCATGGACTGCGCACCATCTCCAGCGTCTACCTCCAGGACGGGCGACAGGTTGCTGGGAATCGGCCCGCCGTTGGCCGCAGTGGTGTTGTCAACGTACCGGTAGTAGCACTGGTACTTGCCCCGCAAGTGCGGCCGAGCGACGGCAAACGCCTCCGCCCCGCCCGCCACAGCTTGCACGGAAGGAACCAGTTTGTATCCGCCGCCACCCGACTCGAGCGTGACTTGCGTCACGGCGCCGTTGGTGACACGGCTGGTGGCGTACGCCCCAAACCCCGACGAGGAGTTGATCTTGATCTCGGGGGCCACGACGTAGCCGCTGCCGCCGCTGGTGATGTTGATTTGCTTGACGGCGAAGCGAGGCGTCGAGGAGTTATTGGCGTGCCCGGGCGGATAGCCCTCGATGATGAGATTCTTTGATGACGGCACGGTCCCCGTCATCTGGCCAGTGCCCGTGTCCAGCGTCGTGACTGGAGGGAGCGTGATCACGACGGGATCGGTCGTGCTGTAGCCAGATCCGCGCTCCTTGACCGTCACTGACCGCACCATGTACGCAGTGTGCGACCAAGAGAAAGCGGTGCCGTTGACGCACTTGGTCTCAAAAACTCGCTGCCCGTAAAAGTTCACCCGCGCAATGGCGCCGGAGCCGGTGGCGCCAGTGATGGTGTACGACTGGGACAGCGAAACCGAAACGTAGCTGGCGATGTTGCCAGGGCCCAGTCCGCATGCGTTGTGGTACACCCAGATGGTGCGGGCAATTGTGCCCGAGCCGTTCGCGATAGGGATCTCGATTGAGCCCCATGCCGACCACAGCGTCTTCCGATTTGTCGGGTAGTCCGTCTCATCGTCGTACGGCGGCCCCTGGATAATCTCGTAGTGCGTGATGGCGTCGGCTGGCGGGGGCGTGCCATCCAGCACCGCCGTCAGGCCCGCGTTAATCCCGTGCGTCGCGCTCAGGCCAACAGACGGACAGGCGGGGTAGTGCTTGCCGCCGTCCGTAACCAAGATCTCCCCGACCACTGACTGATTGAGATATGACTGAGCCTTCGCGGCCCGGAAGCCAGTGGGGGGCGAACTGGGCGTCGTGAACGTGACTTCCGGCGGCGCGTTGTACACGGCCCCTGGCTTGTGGACGTCCGTGCGGGCGACGTAGTACCGCTTGGTGGTGTTGAGCGAGATGGCAGGCGCGGCCGCTGGCTTCTCAATGCCAGCATTCGTGGCCGTGCCAGAGCCCGTCCAGCGTTTGGGCTGCACGCCACCGCCCTGCGCAATGATGAGCTCTCCGTACCTGCCCTGCGCGCAGGAGACGGGCTTGGTGGCAGCGAACCCAGAGGCAATCACAGTCACGGCGGCTCTCCTGCGTGGTCGTAGAAGGCGCCGGTGTAGCTGCTCTGCACTTGGTTGGCAGTCGGGCTAAGGGATGGATCGAGGGGGCTGGACAGCTCCGTTCCGTACGCGGGCGTGGTCAGCACCACGATCTGCCCGCTGGCGTTCAGCGCAAGCAGCCGTACGGAGTTACTGAACACGTAGGGGTAGCAGTCCCGAATCTCCGGAGCCGCCGCCGTGAAGGAGACAGGCCGCATGCCATCGCGACTCGTCAACTGCCCGGGCGTCGAGGTGACGAGGTTCGTCTGCTCGACGGCCCCGCCGGGAGGGAGGACATAAGGGCTGGCGTTTGTGACCAGTCCGGCCCACATAGGCTCCGCCATGGCTACACCCCCGTGTCCGGGCCGGAGGGCGAGTAGTAGCCCAGTGCGCGGGCTCCACTCACGACGACGCCGTCTGGGCGAGTGCCGCTGATCGGCGCGAGATTGTCAGCCTCGAAAGCCATTCGCAGGTCTCGGGCGTACACCGCCATCGAGCCCTCGACGTTCTTGCCCATCATCCTGGCAACCCAGACCTCTGCACCAGAAAGAACGGCCGTGAACATCGTGTCGCTGACGTCGAGGTAGTCCGACACGACCGTCTTGGCGTTTGCGGGTGGCGTGCCGACAAGACTGCCTGAGGCGCCCAGCACCTCTTCTGCCGCGTAGGGGTTGATGCCCGCCGGGCCTTCCGGGAACGCGGTCGCCGTGCCGTACCGCTTGACCAGTCCGTTGGCCGACAGCGACCCGTCTCTGCTTGCGGGCTCGTAGCCCATGTACCGGAGCGGTGACGGCTTGCGGCGGTAGGTGTAGGTCAGTGTCTGGGTGGTGTCAGGGTCACCCACCACCTTGATGGCCCACCGGCCGGGCAGGGTAGGGTGCTTAACGACCGTCCACACCAGGGGTGAGTTGAGCGACGGCAGCACGATGTTGATCCGCTCCCACTCCATCGGGCTGACGTACTTCACCGCCGACGGGCTGTTGATCGGCGGAATGATGGAGTCCATGTTCCGAAAGTTGGCTGGCAGTGCATAGGTAAAGCCTGGGCCGCCGCCAGCCAACGGCGAGGTGAGCGTGGCCTTGGTGATGTGCCAGTTCCAGTCCCGGGCGTTCGTGACATCGCGGTGGGCGTGATGCGCCGCAGCCCGCAAAAGGCGATGCTCGCTGTCCTGGGCTCCGCCACCGACGGAGTTCATCAGGTACTCAAGAACGTCCTGGCCGCAGTAGTACATCGACGCTCCCTGCGATACTGGACGATCAGCCCTTGACGCTGACTCGGAGCGTGGCCGTGCCTGCGTTGACAACCGCTACGATGTACGGCGCACCAAACAGGGCGTCGGGCAGTGTGTAGGCGTTGCTTGCGGCGATCGTGGTGGTCACCGCAGCGCCGTCGGCGTTCAGCGGCACTGGGGTCTCCTCCTGGCCAAATGCCACGTGCCACGTGATCGTCGTGGCGCTCGACACCGCACTGACATGGATCATGCCCCCCGACACCGCCCCGAACGGAATCTTCGGGCTAGTGGCCGCACTGTTGGTGGCCGTGACGGAGCCCGTCACGGAGTTCAGTCGCTCGAGCTTCTGGGGCATTACTTCTTCCTTTTCCAGTGCGGGACGATCCGGTCCTTGACCTTCTCGATGGCCTCGCCTCGCTTGAGCTTGGGGTTGGCCTTCATCTCCTTGCGAACATGCTCACGAAGGATGCGGGGGTTGATGTCCACCTCCTTGGGTGGCGGCTTCTGCGGAGGCACGTAGTCCACGATGCCGTGAACTTCCAAGTCCCGCTTCTTCGCCACCTTGAGAACGTCTGCCGTGCTGTCTACCCACGCCTCTGGGTCAAGGTGGCCACGCTTGTCCGCGAGGCCGCCCATGTAGAAGCGTCCACTGGTATTTATGCCCGCCGCACCGGCCTCGCGGATCATCCAGTCTGCCTGCTTCTTGGGCATGCTGTTGAGCCATTCCTGGGCGTAGCGGCCCTGCATGAAGGCCCGGTCGGTTCCTCGCGTCCCAGGAGGCTGCTGGAGGGCACACATGGCAGCAAACCGCTCGGTCTGCCCGTTCTCGACCAGACGGACGTAGTGGGACTGCACGGCCGGGCCAGCGGCGGCAATCTCGGGAGGCAAGGTCATGCAATCATCTCCGGAGGCATCTGCGGCAGGTCGCCAGGAGGAGCGGCCTCCGGCGGCGGTCCACCCTCCGGCGTTCCCTCAGGCAGCGGCCCTGGCATGCCAGGAGGCGGCGCAGGAGGCTGCGGCGGTGGCGGGGGTGGAATGAGGTAGGGGCGAGCGTCGATGTCCAGGCTGGCCGCCCAGTCGCTGATGAGAGCGTTCATCGGGTCCACCATGCCCATGCCGACCAAACCCTGGAGGATCGGGCCAAGCGTCTGGAGGGCGGCCTGCATCTGCTCGACACGGGTGGCCTTGTTTGGCTTGCGGGCACTCCCGGCCTCGACCCGATACTCGAACTCCCGGGCCACCTGCGTCGGCTCCAGGGGCGAGATGTGCTGCGCCCAGGCCGCCGCGCCAAGCGGGCCAAGGATCGGCTCCACATCCTGAGCCTCGAGCAACCAGCGGGCCGCCAGGGCTTCGTGGCGGGCCAGCAGGCTCATGGCGTCCTCCAGACGGTTCGCCATATCGTCGGGCCGGACGCTGATTTGCTCCGACTTCACGGTCGCCTCAGCGGCACTTCTGAACTGCGACCGCGTCATGCCGTACGTGAGCTCGGTCAGGCCGACCCGCTTGTCGAACATATCGGTGACCGACTGAATGATCTTCCAGAGCTCGGGCGTCACCTCAGGCAACTGGAATACGCTGATGAGGTCGTTGACGCTGCGGCCTAGCGTCTCGCTGATCTCCACGACCTTGAAGCCACGCTCGGACGGAGCCAGCAGTTGATCCTTGATGTCCTGGTCGGCGGCCTTGCTCACGCCAAGCAGGGTCTCGCAACTGGTCGCCACACGCTGGGCAATGAACGACAGGGCGAAGTTCAAGAACCGGAGTTCACCGATGCCGGGCTTGATGTGGCTGATCGGCCACACGTACCCGGGCTTGCGGTGGAAATCGAGCGGCACGAACGGCCACCCATTTGGCTCGGACCAAAACGGGATCGGCCACTGCACGGCACGGAACAGGTCGGGCGGAACCCCAGTGCCTTCATCCACCGACTGCTCCAGGATCGCCGGAGCCATGTTGAGCGGATGCGGGATGCCCTCGCAGACCACGATGTAGCAGTTGTCGCCCACCTCATCGAACGCCCCCACCAGTTCCTTGGGGGCGTCCTTGAGCCGGTCGCCAAGGCCCGTCTTGCTCCAGATCTTCCAGTAGGTGACGAGCTCGTTGCTCTTGCCGACCCGGCGGCCCTTGTAGGGATGCTCCTCGTCCCCGAAGATTTGGTCGTCCGACTCCGTCCCCAGAGGCTTGGAGCCGTCAAGGTGGCCCTTCAACTGCTCCCGGTCGAGGCCGTACTGGCGAGCCACGACATCAATCGGATGCGTGCAACGGCGAGCGCACCACGTGATGTCCTCGATCTCGGTGGCGTCGGGGTCGAGGGTGAGGTTGTCCACGCTGTCGGCAAACGACCCCACTACCCGGTAGTCGGTTCCCGGCAGAGTGACGAGTTCCGTCCACCACACACCCATGCCCTTGATGATGGCCTCGTCCACGACCCGGCGGCTGTGGGTTTTGAGGTCAAGCTCGTTGGGGGTGTAGTTGAGATAACGCTCCATCAGCAGGGAGACGGTCTTCCGCACCTCCGTGCGCCGCATCGTCTCTTCGGCGGCCTGCTGGTAGAGCATCATGGACGGCTCGTCCATAGCGCCGATCACCTCCGGCGTGACGAACGGATACTGCGCCGGAGCCACCGTGCGAACCGGATTGCGGTGATAGATCACGCTGCCAAAGAGCTTGACGGCCTCGAACACCCGATTGCACTGCATCCGAAACGCAGGCGGAGCAATCGTCCGGTTGTAGCCGTACTCGTGCCGGGCGTACGTGTCCTTCCAGAACCAGTTATGCGGGCCGTCGAAGAAGCACATCGCCTCCCTGGCGTCCTCCGAAAAAGGACGCTTGTGCTTCAGCGACAGCTCGATCTTTTTCAGCCACCCCTGTGCAATCGCACGCAGGGCGTCTTCACCGGTTTTGGGTTCCATTCTGCTTCCTGGCGAGTGCCACCTGCTCGGTCAGACCAGCCACCTTGGCCGTGAGGCTGTCAAGTTTCTTGAGTTGGGTCGTCTGCGGCGTGTACTCCCAGCAGCCCCACTGCCGCCACTCGGAGTTCTCTTGCAGGCCGGGATCCTCCCGGTGACGAACGGAGGGCTTCTCCTGGAAGCCAGAGAACGGGCTGAACGTCAGGATGCTGACGGTGTGAGCGCCGGGACGCTGCACCACCCAGCCCAGCGTCGGCTCGGCGCATGTGAGCGGATCGTGATACCAGTAGACGCAATCTCCGATGCTCACCGGCGGCGGGCTAAACGACGCGACTTCCATACCGTGCTCCTGATTGCGGGCCTAGAAAGATGTAGTCTTCGGACTCGGCGGCTCGCTTCTTTTGCAGCTTCCGCGCCCAGTCCACGAACCAGGGCTCTGGTCCGGTCTCCAACTTAGGCTTGTGGTAGCGAGGTCGATACGCACAGAGGTACTCCAGGCACTGGCAGGCGTGGACTTCCCCCCTGGTGTTGGGCTGGTCCGTCACGATGTAGGTGCCGCCAACTAGCTGGGTTTTCTTCTTGTACCGCTTGATTTCCCGCTCCAAATCGGGCACCGCCCCCCGCAGGATTCGCAGCGTCGGGGTGCCCTCCGGCCGGATGTGGAGGTAGTTCTGGACGGCCGCCATGCGGGCCGGAATGTCATCACAGCCAGCAAGAAAACTGTGGCCGGTCGTGATGCTGGCCACCTCCCGCTTCTTGAGTTCTTCGGTGTACAGCTCCACCGGCAGGCGGCCCGAGCCGATTTCCCGCAGCCGACCGCCGTGCATGTCGATGATGAACGCCTGGAACGACTGCCCCCGACACTTCTCCTGCATCTTTTCGCCAAAGATGATGGCGTTGCAGTTGCGGATGTAGAGCTGGTCGTAGACCAGCAGCATCGACTCATCAGGCGGCACGGCGGCAAACAGGACTGACGTCACGGCATGGCCAGGGTCGATGGCCACGTATCGGCACCAGTCGGACGGCACGACGTTGTTCTCGAGCGACGTCCGGTCGTAGCCATGCACGTGCGTGGCAAACGTCGGGTAGCAGAGGATCGAGTCGGTGATGAACTCGCCTTCGCTGCGCATGCGAAGGACGTCTTCGCCCAAGGCCGCCCAGCCTTCGATTCGCTTCCGCTTCTCCTCGCTGTCGATGTGCGGGTTGTCCAAAAATCGCAACTGGAACTTGACGATGTCGGGGTTCTCCTGGCCCTTTTCGGCCAGCATGTCGGCTCGCTCGGCCAGCGACTGGAGGCTGTCATTCCGCGAGTGCGGCATGGCCGACCACGTGAATACACCCTTGCGGTCGGAGAGGCGGGCCTGCATCTCGGGCACCCACGCATCGCCGTTGTTGACGTCCTCGTCGATGTGGACCCTGTTGGCCTGGAAGCCCTGCGGCGGCTCACCCTCTGACGAGAAGAAGTAAATCTGCCAGCCGTTGACCAGCGTACAGGACTGGATGTAGCGAGCGGACTTGAGGATCCACGACTTCTTCGCGACCAGTCGCGGGGGAATGAGCGGCGGGGCAGGCTTGGCCTCCTTGGCTCGGGCCGCATCCGTCGTGGGGTTGAAGGCCCGCCACTGGCCGGTCGCCTCGTCCTTGATGATCTTGAACGCACCAGCCATGAAAAGAATCGGGTAGACCACCAGCCCGATGTGCTTCCAGTCCTTGCCAACGATGACAAGGATCCCGTCCTTCTCCGGGTACTTGCCGTGCGGATCCTGGCCGCACACCGCCCGAGCGTCCTCCACGAACGTGCAGAGCGACTTGCCCGAGCGATTGCCCCCCAGCACTAGGACTTCACTGGCCCGACACTTGTGGACTTCCTCCTGCTGATCCGTCGGCCGGTACAGCTTCAGGGACTCGATGCGGCGGCTCGACAGTTCCGCCTGCATCTCCCGCAGTTCGTTCTGCTGGAACGTGCCCAATCGCTTGACTGACGGCAAGGGCGAAATCTGCTGGGGTTTCCGGCGGGCCATGGATGAATCTCCCTTCAATGCTTACGGCAATCGTGCGGAGCCGCTGGTCGAGTTCCTGCTCAAGTTCCTCGTCGCTCCACTGCGTCAGCGGCTTCTTGGCGCCGCCCATTTCTGTGTTCTTCGTGACTAGTCTGGTTATTCCTTCTATCAACTTCGTGCGGTGCGACCCGCCGGGCGGGGAATCGAAGTACTGCTTGACCATCATGGCGGCGAACCCACTGGTGCCGCCGAAGTACTCCATCAGCGTCTCCAGCAACTCGCTCGAGTGCGGGATGTTTGCGCCGCCCCGAGCAGCCGCCTTCGTGAAGGCATTGAGAGCCCCCGACTCGATGCGGGCCATGTCCTGCTTGGAACGCTTCAGCTTCTTTCCCTTGTTGGCACGGGCACGGCACATCAAGCACCGGGCATCCCACGTGCCGTCCTGCTTCTTGCGGAAGTGGTCGGTCGTGTGCGGGAAGATGCCGCCGCAGTCGGTGCAGGTTTTTTCGCTCATTTAGCGAGTCCGTCCAGCAGTCGCACGGCTTGGTTGGCCTGCTCCGGCGGCAGGACAAACTCGCGTTCGTGGTTGCGGCTGTTCTTTGTAAACGGCGTCTTGTCCACTCGATATTGCATGGCCTGCCCGGACGGGACATCGACGTAGTAGGCGGGGTCCAGGTCGTTCTCTCTGAGGTAGAAGTCCAGTTCGGTGGCGGCGTCCGTGAACCATCGCCCCTCCGCCCCAAGCGGATTGCTGTGGCCCTCGCCCTTAAGTGCGTCGAACTCGGCCCTGGTCATCTGCTGGCCGAACGGCCCCGTGATGACGTCGCCAGCCGATCGCGGCACAGAGTCCGCAGGGATCGCGCCTGCCCGGTACAGTCGCACGGCACCCGGATCTGGCGGCGGCAGTGCGCCGGAACGCTTGGCAAAGTCATGCACCCGGCGATCCCAGGCGTCGGCCATGGGGTGGCGGCGAGGGGCAGCGGCAGGCAGCGGTGGAGGACCGGCCAGCGGAGCCTTCGCCGCTGGCTCTGCAAGTTTTTTTGCGACAGAGTCCCACCAGCCAGCCATGTCAGCACTTCCATGCACGAAGGGATTTGTTGATACGACTGTCTGGGTCGTTCGCCGTCTTCTTGCTGGTCAGCTTCGCCTTCATGCCCTTCATTCGGGCGCAGAAGGAGTCTCGGCGTGACCCGCCCTCCGGCTGCGGAGGCTTGAGGCTGGCACCGTGAGCCCGGTTGTAGGCCGCCCGGCCCCTGGCATTGAGGCCGCCTTCGGGGTCTTGGCCCTCCTTGCGGGCCCATACCTCAGAGCGGAGCTTGCGGATGCGGTCGCTCATCTCATCTCCGTTCTGGGGCTGCTGCCTGCTGCTCCGACCGCTAGGGCCCCAGAGCCAACGGCGATGGGCGGCGCCAGTCCTTGCAGCAGGTTGCGGTAACGCTTGAATCGCGGATCAAGGGCGGCGAGGTCGGCCCGCCGCATTTGACGGGCACCTGCTGGCGTGAAGGCGACAGCGAGCGGCGTCTCGTCAGTAACAAGCGTTCCCAGGACTCGCTGCCCAGGCCCTCCGGCGCCCATTAGTGGCTCGGTGTAGAGCTTGCGATTCTCGGCCTCCGGGAAATGCGGAATCCTGTCCGCGTCCTTGCTCCACTGGTGCTTGCTGCTGAGGCTCGCGGCTTCTTTCGTGTCTCTCACCTTGTTGATCGACAGTCGGCGCGTCTGCTGTGGCGTGGCACCCGCGCCGCCAACAGGCTGCGGAAGCTGCGAAGGAAGTCCTGCGCCTTTGTAGCCTCGAGCAGCTTTAGCCGCCTGCTCGAAAGAGTCCTGCGTGGCTTGGGGCATTTCATCAATCCCCGCAATGCCACGATTTGGCCCCCACAGCGGATAGTTGGTCACTTGATTGCGCGGCATCTGCACGCCCGCATTGGCGCCGCCCGGCGTTAACGCCGTGTAGACGAGCCCTTCCTTGCTGGGCGTGAGGTCAATCTTCTGCGTCACGCCGCGACCGTGCCGCCGCTTTTCCGGCTGCGATAGTGCGGCCCCCGTGAATCCCTTGAACTCCGTCTGGAGCGGATATGCCTGCCTGTTCAGCGTCCAGGTGTAGTCCAGGCCCATCTGCTCTGCCCGGGAAGCCCGAGATGCGGGGTCCATTGGCAGGGCGCCGGAGGCGATGTCATCAATCGTGCGCTGGTCTACGCCATTTGCGGACAGGTAGTTGAGGTAGTCCTGTGTGGCGGCCGTTCGTCGGCCAGCAACGTCACCAAGAAACTCGTCGCCAAGATGCTTCGCGATAAGGTCGCCAAGCTCGTCCTGCCTGTACATTCCCTGCCCGTCTTCAAACACCTCTCCATTCGGGCCCAGGACGGCCTCGTCTTCCCTGCGAAGGATGCCCCTCTCTACCAGCGCGTTGACGGCATTGTCGTGACCTTGATAGTCGGCGCCGTCGAAGTAATCCTGCCGCATGGCGTCCCAGCGGGCTCGCTGTGCTGCAATGTCCGGCCCATCGGGCGCTGGGCCAACAAGCCCATCGTCAAGATCGCGGACCATCTGGCCTTCCAGTGCGTTCACGGCATTCGCCACAGCCTCTCGATCGGCGGGGCCAACCCACCATGCGGACTCATCGGCGCTAGCTGCCATTTCCCGCAGGCGGGCCACGTACTCCCGAATGTTCTCCCCTGGCTTGCGGGCGGCCCTGGCTGCTGCATCGGCTTGCGATACGGCAAAGTCCTCCAGGCGCGGCTGTGGCGCGGATGCCGCGACAGCCCAAGGGTCGTCCGCTGCCCCTGGCATGGTGATGTCAGTGTCATCGAGGGGCCCAAGGACAAACTGGCCGTCATCCGACGTAGCCGTTTTGGGCATCGGCACGACCCCTAACGCTGTAGGCCCAGTCGGCACGCCAGCGCCGTGCTCGCTCACCAGCGAGACGAGGCCATGGGTCGTTGGGGCCCAGGGCCCGACGTTTCCTGCCCCAACCAGCGTGCCGCCGTGCCAATACTGCTGCGTAGTGGGGTCGTACTTGACGATGCCACTTGCGACGAGCTCATTCACGGCCTTCGTGTGGTCGCCATAGGACAGAACCTTCGGGTACTGAAGATTTGGGATGTCGTGGTACTCAAGGCCGTCGTTCGTGAATACCGCCTTGCCGCCAGACGAATGGATCACCTTCGAGGTCGGCAGCAGATTGGGATGGAACGCCGCCGGGCCGGGCGTTTGGGCCGGAGGGGGCGAACCAGCCAGCGGCGTCTTGCCCGCAGACTTGGTCAGCTTCTTTGCCACCGAATCCCACCAGCCAGCCATTCGTCACACCCCTTTACGCGAAAGGCCGCAGGGGGGAACGGTCCCTCCTGCGGCCAACATCGCGACGTTGATGACTCGAATCAGAAGCCAGCGGCCGTGCGAACCAGAATCCGCCCGGAGGCCGTGGCACTCGTAGCGATGGCGTAGCCGAGCAGCGGGTTGGTGGACTGAGCCGCAGCCGAACCAGACGTAGCGGACAGGCCGTAGGAGGCACCAGCCGCCACGCTGGTCGCCGTCTTGGTCACCGTCGAGGGGCCGCGCACGACGAGCCAGAACACCTCGTTGTTGGGCACGCCCGCCGCCGGGAGGTACTCGTCCACGACGCCCATGAGGGCAGTCGAGGTGGTGGCCAGACCGTCCACCTCCGAGAGGATCGCCGCATCCTTGAACTTGGCGACCGCACCAGGAAGCAGGGCACTGCCGCTGGTGTTCTTCACGGCGATGCACTCGACGGTCCGGTTGCTGTTAAGGGCACCGGTGGTCGGGTTCTCGTCGCGGAACACCTTGCGGGTGCCGATGACGGTCGAGCCGTCACCGTTCTCGGCCTCGTACATCGTCACGGTGACGCCGAGCGTCTGGCCGCGACTGAATCCGGGATCAGCAGTCAGCGTACTCATCTGCTAGGGAACTCCTTCTTAGGCTCTTGGTCAGGCGAGGGCGGCGAACTTCACGAAATTCCTGGGCGACTTCATCTTGATGTTCGCCAAGACGGACACGGCGTAGCGATACGAAGAGAGCTCCTCGTTGTAGTACGGTCCCTCAGCCTCGAGGAGCTGGCCGGTCATCACCTTCATCTCCATGTTGCCGATGGAGAGGGCGTAACCAACCCCCGACGGAACGGCGTAGTCGCTCGCGGTTTCGATGCCGTCGATTTCGACCACATCCCCGAAGCCGTACGACTTGAGGCCGTTCGTCTTCGACACGATCGCCCGCTCGCGGCTGTCGAGCCGGTTGAGGAACTGGATGTAGAGGGTCCGGTCGAGAAGGATCATGTCGATCTGGTTCTCGCGGGTGTCGTTCCGCTTGGCGTGATGGACCGACTCGCGGATCGCCTCGATGCACTGATCCTTCCAGGTCGCCGTCGCACCGCCGAAGGCCGTGCTGGTGTAGTTGCACACCAGGGGCGACCAAAAGTCGTACTCGGGGTCGGCGGCAACTCGGGGCCACGAACCGGTGGCAAGCTGCGAGCCAGCGTACTGGCCCAGGCCAGTCTTGAGGCCCGCGTACTCGTCGTTCGGGAACCCGAAGATGTCGGCGGCGTTGGCCGTCCGCTGGGCACCAGTCGCGATGTTCACCGTGCCGTTGACGGAGAACATGCTCTCAAGGCCGTGCCACCGGTTCTCGTTACCGGCGGCCGTGCCGTCGATAAACACCTCCTTGGCGAGGTGTTCCTCCATCGACTCACGCAGCCGGTTCGCCATCTTGCCCGCGACGTCGATGAGTTGGGCCTGACCCCTGTTCTCCAGCATCTCCCGCTTGCTGATCTGATCCGTCACGGAATACCCGCGATACGGGAGGTTCGCTCTCTGCCAGAGCGCGTGGCGAGAGAAGACTCGAGGCGACTCGCCCGTGTACGCCGAAACGGGGACGTTCCTGTAGCGCACCTGCCAGTCGAAGCCGCGACCTCCCTGATTCATGGCGACGTTGCCGTTCGCCTGGAGCGCCGCGAAGACCTTGAACTTGCGGAACGTCGTCTGCTCCTCTTCCTTGAGGTGCAGGGTCAAGGTCGTTCCGATTGAACGGGCCCAGTCTACGCTCGACGCCATGTGCTACCTTTCCTAGTTGAGGCCGTCCCTGGCGAGTTGCTTCGCCAGACGCTGCTCAAAAGTCAGTGGGGCTTGCGGAGTTCTCGGGTCGCTTGACCCCGCAGCCCGACTCGGGTTACGGGACGCTTCCCTTCTAAGAAACTCTATGTCCTTTTGCGCTTGAGTTGGCACATCGGCAGCAGGCATTTGCTGCGGCGGCGCCTGCGAAACCTGCGGCAATCCAGCCTCAAACGCACTTCTGCGCTGCTGATCGCCCTGCTGCGTGCGCAACTTTTCCAGCAAATCACGCTCGATCATTTTCGTGGCGTAGTCCCACCGAGCCTGCGGTGAACCGATGCCCAGCGCGGACGCCTCCTCGATGTAACGCTGGGCTGCTACGCCCTCTTCGGTCGGCTGGCCCTGCTCGTCGTACAGCCAGTCCCGGTTCTCGGTCTCCAGGCCAGAGACGTACTGCTGCTGCTGAGCCTGTTCCATCTGGGCCTGGACGATCTCCTGCGCCTGCCGCTGGGCGATCTCTTGCACCATCGGCCCGAGCGCGTCCTCCGGGTTGGTGAGGAACTTCTGGGCGAAGTCGGCCTTGTACTTCTGGTACTCGTACAGGGCGTGCTTGGCGTCGAGCGGAGCCTCCGGCGAGATCACCTCGCGGCCGTTTTCGTCCTTGATGAGGTACTGCTTGTACGACTCGCGGACCTCCGGCGGGCTCCACCACTTCTTCACCGCCTCCGCAGCGGTGGTCTTCTCTGCTGCGGCGGGCTGCTGCTGGGAGGCGAGCCATCGCTGGAAGGCTTCTCGGTGCTGCTGGAATTGCTCGAAGGGTTCCCGGTTTTGGAGGTACTGCTGGGCGATGGGAACGTACTGCTGGTATTGGGCAAGAGCATGTGAAGCTGCTTTCTCTCGCTCCATTGAGGCATACAGGCGGCGAGCAATCGCGACGTCATCCGCCCCCTTGAAGTCAGGGAGAGAGCGGAAGGCGTCCCATACCTGCTTCTGAGGTGCTTCCGCAGCCGCCGGAGCAGCAGCCGCCTGGGGAGGCGCAGCGGAGTCCACCGACGATTCGGACGCCGAAGAGGATTCGACTTCTGCACCGGAGGTTTCCTCAATGTCGGCTACGGCTTCTTCGGACATGCTTGCGCTCCTGGCGGTTAGTCGATGAGTGGCTCGTAGGGCAATCGCCCTTCGCGAATCAGCCTATCTTTGACCCTCGCCCGCGCTGCCGATACTCTTTCCGGGTCGGCCGTCTCGTAGAGTTGCTTGCGAGCGTCTTTGGCCTCCTGCAACTTCTCGGGCGACTTCATGGCGGCCTGGACCTCATCCTTGTCCGTTGAGCCCCTCCAATAGCCCGGCTTAGATCGCCGCGCGGCCTCGAACTCAGGGGCAATGGCCACAGGAATCCCCAGGTTCAGACCCTGTTCGGGCACTTGGTCCCAGCCAAAGCTCGCGGCCGTCTGTCGCCCGAACTGCTGGAGGGCTGGCTTTGCCCAGCCCTTACCAGCGACCTTGGCGGCCTTGAGCCCAAGGCTCGTGCCCTTGGCGGCGGCGCCCACCACCGGGATCGCGAACGTCGCATCGAGCGTGCTGATAAGCCCGTCACCGACGTCCTGCACGACTCCCGGAGGCACCCAGCCTGTCGTCCTGGCCCACCGCTCCGCAGCGACCGGAATGGCGGCGGCACTGGTCTGGGCCTGGAGCTCGGCAATCGCTCGCTGGCGGTCCTCGACTGTCGCGGCAGATGGCAAGTTGCCAATCGGGGCAGGAGAGTGGGCGCGGTATCGCTGGTGGTCGCGATGCACGCCCCGCATGTCCCGGAATGCCCCAGCCGCCCCGTCCGACTCGCCGCTCCCCGCAAGCCGAATGAAGTCCGGCGACTGCTCCAGGCCCATGAAGGTGGAGCCCACCAGGGCGTCTGGGTCGCTCAACGCAAGGGCGATCCATGCCCCGTCTTTGTTGTTGCGGTGGTAGTCCGACCACAGCGGAGAGTTGTTCCGGGTGCTGTCCCAGTACGCCAGAGCTTCCTTGTGCGGGCCTACGTCGTAACGGCCGCCAGCGCCGTCGGTGCCAAAGACAGGCGGTTCGGTGAGCCGCACCAGGAAGTCCTGGTCTCGGGCAAAGTCCCGGTAGTACCTCGCAGTCTCGGGGTCCATGAGGTGCTGGGAGTCGTTCAGTCTCTTGGCGACCTCGTTCTTTGTGCGGCCCTGGGCGGCGTACTGGTACTGGGCTTCCTCACGCTCCTCCGGGTTCGCCCACATGGACTGGCCCGCGCCGCTGTCTGCCGCCCGGTCGCCGATATACTCGGCGGCTTCTTTTAGCGGCGTGTCGAGCGGAATGCCGTGCCGGGCGTAGATGTCCCGGATGATCCCCTGCGAGCGGGCCACCCCATCCGGGTCCGGCTCTTGGTCAGGACTCCCGCCGAACTCGTAGGTCGTCGGGTACGGCTTGCCTTCTGGCCATGGGCGGGCTGCGCGCTCGGCCCTCACCGCATCGCTCAAGTCCGACAGCGGCCGGACAGGCCCGGCGCCCTCGTCAAACAACTGAGGCAGGAGCTCCCCCAGCGCAGCAGCATCAAATTCGCCAGTCGGTTCGGCCATACGGGATTTATGGCCCTAGCCCACTACCGACCCGACATGCGGCTCCACCAGACCGTCACGTACGTGCCCACGAACGCCCCAGCCGCGAGCGGGATCAGATACAGGGGATTCTGGGAGTACGTGATGACCCCAAACGCCAGGAGCGAGTACAGCACAGCAGAGATCGCCGCCGCCTGCAACGCCTGCCGCTTCTCCACGCAGATGATGTACGCGGCGTAGAGGATGTCCACCGCCACGTAGGTGACGAAGATCAGAACGGCCGTCGCCAGAGAAAAGTCGCCCATCAGTCAGCCGTCCCCTTGGGTGGATGCTTACGCTTGCGAACCTTCCTGGGCGGGCGATTGCACTCGGCTTTCCATTTGGCAAGCCCCTGTTCGAGCTCTTGGGCTGTCACCGGCCGATAAGTGCCGTCGCGAATGCACTGCTCCCGGAACTCCCGGTGAATCCGAGACAGGGCATCCTCTACTTGTGCTGGGGAACTCGCGTCGGAGGGGCCGGATGCTCGATGCCCCACATCGCGTTGCCCATCACCCGCACTTCGCTCGAGTCCACGTGAACCACCGCCCCCGTGTCGAACTGATGCACCACCCAGACCGTGTTGATGCTGGGGCCGTAGTCCAGCAGAAACAGAGCGTGGCCCTCGCCCAGCGGCGTTGTGACCCAAATCGGCGG